CAGTAAACAAACAGTCAATCAGTTTGCCACTGGTTAACAATGATGTAAGGGCGCAATATCTTGCAAATCGATTCCTTGAGGCTTGCCGTGAAGACTTGCAAATTCAATTAACTATTGGGTATGTTGGCTTGCAATTAGAAGCTGGCGATATTGTCAGTCTGACAAACACAAATTATGGATTTAGTGCCAAGCTGTTTCGCATATCTAAAGTAACAGAAAATTATGGCAGTGATGGCTCAATCACCGCAACTCTGATGCTGACCGAATACAACAGCACTATATTTGACGATAAGAACATTACTCAATTTACGCCATCACCAAATACTGGCTTGCCTGACCCGCTGACTTTTGGAACAATTCCAGCACCATCAGTAGCGGCAAATTACCCAAGCGCGGCAAACCCATATTTCATTGTTAACACGACTACATCAACCGATGGCATTGTTGACTATGTTGAATTGTGGTACTCAGCATATGCAAGCCCAACAACCGCGCAACGCATTTTTGCTGGTACAACAGCCATTGAATCTGATGGCAACCCATACAACCCAAGCACACCTTTAACTGTAACGCTTGCAGATATTGCGGCTGGCAATTGGTATTTCTTTACTCGCATGGTTAATGGGCTTGGTTCAAGTTCATTTAGCGCGGCATCACCAGTATTTCAATGGCGACCCACGACATTCACTTACGAAAACCAATATTTGATTGTTGCATATGGTGATGACTTAGTTGGCACAGGAATTTCCTCATCACCGACAGGCAAGAATTACTATGGCTTGTACAACTCAACATCTACAACTTACAGTGCGGTTGCATCAAACTACACATGGTATTTGGCGCAACCAACTTTTGGCACTGTAAACAAACTTTGCTACATTAATCGCACAGGTCGCAAATTCAGCTTTGGTACAGCACCAGCGGCTTATGCGGCAAGCACTGCGGCTTATGTGCCAGCGTCTACATTTGACAATTCAATCTGGTCAGCTTTGCCTGATGGCACAAACTATATCGACCTTGATATACGAACTGGACAACTTACCCGCACAGGTACAACATCGGTAGGGTCAGGGCAAATTGCAATTGCAAATAATCCTGATGGAACTTTAGTGGGTTCACTTGCACAATTCCTTGATTTTGGCGGGTCAACAACTTTTACAGGCACAGTTTCCCAATTAACAATTGATATTTATGGTCGTGTGGTTGGCATTATTCCACCTGATGGCTTCTATTACACATCAGAAGATTTTTCTGCAACGGCTGGTCAAACTGTATTCACGCCAACTGCAAGACAAGCTGGGTACATCACTGGTCAAGATTTGGTATATCGCAATGGCATTTTGTTGGATACAACTGAGTACACAGAAAACAGCACGACAGTCACAATGAACACCGCTTGCGTGGTTGGTGAATATATTGCAATTGTTTCTTTCAGGTCAGTATCAGCGACAGTGACTTATGAAAATCTAGGCTTGCTGTATTCCAGCGGCACAGGAACAACTACATTGACATACACAAACTTGCCGCATCAACTAATTAACGCTGGCGATAAATTAACTTTTGCTAATACAGGCTCGCCAACGCAATACACAGTTTCCAGCATTAACTACACGACTAAACAAATTGTGTTTACTGCGGCATTTACTGCAACTGCGGGTAATTCAATTTACAGGTACAGGGCGGCATCATCTACCTACCCATCATTCAGTAGATTCACAGCAACATTGACTGCGGCATCAAGTTTTACACCAACCACTTATCAATTGATTTCAGGTTCAGAATTACTTTTTTTGAACGGCACAATTGTGAACGACCAAGACTATGATTTGGTTGGCAACACTATTAACAATTTCCCAAGCACGGCAACAGGCAATTTCACAATCATTCAGTTTGCGCCAAACAATCAAGGCGTACCAAATGGGTTGCCTACTGCGGTATCTACATTTACAGTCACAAGTCAAGCGGTCTATTCATACAGCTATGACCCGCTTTATTTTGAATTATCAGGCAATGGTTGCTACTATGACCATGCAGTGGATTATTTGACGGCAACAGGCTCATACACGCTTGTGCCTACGCCAACAAATAACACAACAGTTCTTGTTCAACAATCTTACAACGGCTCGGGGGCGGCATGACACAAGCATTCAATCTTTCGCAATTAGCAAACAATGTAAACACCAGTGGGCAATTAAATGCGGCGGCTGGTTTGTATAACCAAACAGCAGTTCCAAATGGCGGTACAGGCGTTGCATCTGTCACATCAGGTCGTTTGTTGCTTGGTGCTGGAACTTCGGCAATGACTGAATTGGCTGGCGCGGCACTTAATGATGTTGTTACTTGGAACGGCACAGCGTGGATTTCACAAGTAGGTGCTGGTGGTGCGGCTCCTGTTGTAACAATTTACGCCGCACCAGCAACATGGTCAAAACCAGCATCAATTAAAGCAGTAAAAGTTACAGTTTTTTCAGGTGGGGGTGGTGGTGCTGGTAGTAGAAATAGACCATCATCCGGACAACCTCAAGCTGGTGGCGGTGGTGGCGGTGCTGGAGGATTTGGATTTTTTCCAGCCGCTTCTATACCCGGTCCAGTTTCTGTGACTGTTGGCACGGCTGGTGCTGGTGGCACAGTCCCCGGCACTCCCGCAACGGTAACCGCTGGTACTCCGGGCGGCTCATCTTCTTTTGGCGCATTTATAACTGCAACAGGTGGGGCGGGTGCGCCCGGTGCGGGTAACGGCAACCCTACCCCCGGTGGGGCGGCTGGATCATTTACGCCAAGCCCAACTAACATTGGAAGACCCGGTTTTAATGGAGCTGCTGGTTCTACAACTGTATCAGGAACTGGCGGGAATTCGTTTCAGTTATGGGGTATAGGAGGTCCCGGTTCTGGAACCAATAGTACGCCCGGAACAGCAGGATCAGGGTATGGCGCAGGTGGCGGTGGTGGTTGTACTAACTCACCCAGTGGTGGTACGGCAAGTGGCGGTGCTGGAACGGCGGGATATGTAATTGTTGAGGAGTTTTATTAATGAAAGCATTGATTTCGCCAAATGAACCAAGAGAAACTGGATACAGGGTTGCACAAGTTGTAGATGATAATTTGCAATTTGATGTTGCTGACCCTTTGTTTTGGGTTGGTTGTAGCAATGAGATTTTGGCTGACCAATTTTGGTATGACCCAAGTGATGAGACAATTAAACCATTTCCACAAGACATTACAGGATAAATTATGTGCGACCAACTCAGCCAATTTGCCGTTCAAAAATATGTGCATTTAAAAGATTTTTTAGCAAAAGAATCCTGTGCTGAGTTAACCGCAGAATTAAAGCGGCTTGTTGCCGAACAAAAAACAACGCAAGATGACCAATGCCCTAAGTCGCAAGCCGTACATGGCGCAATGGCGTTTGATAAATTATTGGTTGACTTGTTGCCGCACTTTGAAAGAGCAAGCGGCAAGCGTTTGTATCCAACATATTCCTATGCGCGGCTGTATGCGCCTGATGATGAATTAGTCATTCACACTGACCGCGAGTCATGCGAGATAAGCGCAACGCTAACCCTTGGCTTTGAAGGCGATGTGTGGGCTATCTACATGGGTGATGAGGGCAAAGCCAACCCAAGCCGCATAGACATGGCTGTGGGTGATGCTGTGCTGTATAGGGGCATGGACAAGCACCATTGGCGTGAACGCTACACAGAAGGCAAATGGCAAGCCCAAGTGTTTTTGCATTATGTAGACGCTGACGGCAAACACGCTGAATGGAAGTTTGACAAACGCCCAGCACTTAACTTGCCCATAGAAGATATGCGCTTTCGCGCATTCACGGACATACTGACACTGCAAGCCTGTGATTCACTTGTTAAGTTATATACGCAAGATAGAGTAGCAAAAGAACCGCCTGTAATTGGTGCTGGTGCTGGCGCAATTGACTTAACAGTGCGAAATGTAACTAGGGTTATGTTGCCAACTTATAAAGACATTGGTGGCAGATTGGCGGCGGCTGGTCTGTTTGCAAATCATCACGCATGGAAGTTTGACATTACCCATGCCAATCAAGCTGAATTCCTTGCCTATCCAGCGGGTGGTCGATACCAAGCCCATGTAGACACATTTATTCAACATGGTGATGAGTGCCGCAAATTGACGGTTTTAGCGTTTCTGAACGATAATTTTAAGGGCGGTAAATTCTTCTTGCAAGATGGGCATCAAAGATATTACCCGCCACAAACAAAAGGCACTGTGCTGGTTTTTCCCTCATTCATTATGCACGGTGTGGAAGATGTGGAAGAAGGCGAAAGATTCAGCGTAGTTTGCTGGATGGTCGGCAAATTTTTTAGGTAACAAAATGAATTCACCTATTCTGTCAGTCCGCAACATTACAGATGAAGAACTGAAAACTATGTTGCGCGAGGCGGCAGAATGGGGTGCAAAACGCGCATTGGCTGACATAGGCTTGCATGATGACGATGCTGGTGACGATGTTAGAGAATTGCGTGGCTTGCTGGAAAGCTGGCGCGAGGCAAAGAAAACTGCATTCAAAACCGCAATTAGTTGGCTTACCACTGGGTTGCTTATCTTGATTATTGGCGGTGTCTATTACTATGTAGGCAAAGACAAGGGGTAAAAAATTGACCCTATTACTCTTTTGTTGGCGGCAAATAGTTGCGTGGCGGCTATTAGGCAAGGCGCGGCATTTTATAAACAGGCTCGCGAATCCTTTCTTGAAATTAAAGCAACTGCTGATGAAATTGTTGCAGATGCAAAAGCTGTGCGTTCCTTTTGGCAAAAGTTATTTGGCAAGCCAGCCACGCCCAAGCCTGTGGCGCAAAAGAAAAAAGAGAAATACAAATCCTACGATGAGACACAAGCTACCGCAGACATTGTTAAGCACTTAACAAAATTCTGGACATTACAGGATGAACTAAATGAGTTTTTGAGGGCTGAAGAATTAAAGGCGCAAATTTATAACCCTGATGCAACCAACGCAGAGATGATGGCAAGCGCGATGAATATCATTTTGTGCAAACAGCAAATGGAAAAACTCAGCGTAGAAATTCGGGAAATCATGGTGTATGAAACGCCTGGTCTAGCGGACATATTCACCCAGACTTACGCCATGCGCGGGGTCATACAAGAAGAACAAGAAAAAGCTAGACTTGCAAAAGAAGCAAAGGAAAGGCAAACGCAATGGCAACAGCGGGAAAAGGAAAGAAACTTCCAAGCCAAGCTCGCGGCTCTGGTGGTGACTTTTACATTCCTCCTTTACCTGTGGCTGTGGCTCGCCCTGTTAACTCGCTGGAGACAGACATAGTGGGCTGGATAGCGGCAACAATTCTTATAGGGTTGCTACTCCCATTGCTGGGTTTTTTGTATGCGGATATATTAACTACCAAGCGCGATGTTCAGATTGAACTTGCCAAAGTTCAGCAATTAAGGCGGCAGATTGAAATGGAGAAAAGGAAAACCAATGAGTAAGCAATTGGAAAAAGATTCGACTTATAACCAGTTTGATGTTGACGCTGATGGCGTAGTGACTGATGCTGAACTTGCGCGGTCTGAACGAATGTTGATGATAGACAATTTGGACAAAATGCAAGACCAACAGCGCATCATGGCTTGGGCGGCACTGGTCGCACCGCCTGTACTCATTGCATATTTGGCATCAGAATTGGTTGCGCTGGATAAGGTCAATGCGCTTAATGGGCTTGTCACAACATATTGCGCGGCAATGGGTACGATTGTGGTGGCTTTTATGGCGGCACAAGCGTATGTCAGGGGCAAGGCTGAAACATGAGTATCTTTAACCCTTATGTAATGCTTGGTGCGCTTTTGGCTGTGCTGTCTGCTTTTGCTACTGGCTACATGAAAGGCGAATCTGACGAATTTGCACGACAACAAACTGAGATTGCCGCGCTAAATGCCAAGGCAAGGGAAACTGAACAAGCAATGGCAAAGGTGGCGCAGACTTATGGAGAAACATTACGAAAGGCAAACCATGTTGCAAAGATTAAAGAAATTAAGTTGCGTAACGATATTGCTATTGGGGAACGCAAGTTGTTCATTCCTGTTTCCGCGCCCAATTGCCCCATACCAACCACCGCAGATGCCTCCACTGCCAGCGGAAGTGATACAAGAACAACATCAGCCGAACTTGACCGAACGACTGCTGATGCTCTTGTCGCCATCACCGCAGAAGGCGATGCCGCAATCAGAAAACTCAATACCTGTGTCCAAGCCTACGAAACCATGAGGAATGCAAAATGAAATTAAGCCCATCTTTCACCCTTGATGAACTGACGCATACTGACTTGCGCCAATACGACAACACACCCAGCGATGGTGAATTGGAAAACCTTGTCCGCTTGGCTTAGTTTTTAGAACAAGTTAAAGTCGTGCTGGGCGGCAAGCCCATCATCGTGAATAGTGCATTCAGGTCAAAAGCCGTAAATGATGCAGTGGGTTCAAAAGATGGGAGTCAACATCGCAAGGGCTGTGCGGCTGATATTCGTGTGCCGGGTCTTACGCCTGACCAAGTAGTCAAAGCAATCATTGAGTCTGGCTTGCCTTACGACCAAGTGATTCGCGAGTTTGACCGCTGGACACATGTCAGCATTCCAAACACTACGGTTGCCGAACCTCGCGGCATGGCATTGATTATCGACAAAGGCGGTGCAAGGGCTTACGCTTAATCTGCAAATAGATACAGCAATAAGACTATGCTACCGATACCGATGATTGCGCCAATAAACATGACTGCAATGGTGATTAACACTTCAATCATCGTTTCATGCTTCTAATGTAAATGACAAAACTGCTAATGGTGTCATTGCCAAAACCAGTTAACTTTTCAATATGCTGTGCGACTTCTTCAATTACGCCATTTCGCAATTCATCGTAGAACTGTTGTTGTGTTTTTGATT